CCAATGCTGGTTGAGTATCAACCAGTATTGGTAAGGCAGGGGTGTTTTGTTTAAGTGTAGTTCCACAACTGGACATCGAGCACCAGTTACAATCGTGATGTTTATTCATTTATATTATATATGCTACTCTACTTTAAAATAACTTTTTTAAGAAAAGTTTTTTATACTTGTAGAAGTATAAAAAAATCGTGTAATATAATATATATAATCAAAGAACAGGAAAGCCAAGGGCACCTCCAGAAATTCTTATGATGTTATTGTTAATAACAGTGGTAACAAATCTATAACTCTGAACGTAGTCTTGTCCAGAACCTGCAACACCTTGTCCTGCTGCACCAGTTTGAGCGGCAGCCGAAGCAACTGGTAGGATACTAACGTTAGTCAACTTGCCATAGTTAGTAGAGCCCTTGGGGTCTAAGCAGATGAAGTCAAGCGAGTACGAATACATGTGATAGCCAGTTTCCATGGGGATGACTGGTGCGTGGAACCAAGGCTGGATGAGCGAAAAGTAGTCCGACCCCATAGCTTGGAGACGAGCAGTGTTTTCGTATGTGAGCGATGTAAGAGACACAGGGTCGCTAGATCCAACGGGGTTGAAGTTGACAGTTGCAGCTCCAGGGACAGGGGATGCCGCGGTGTAGTTCGACCAGTTTGATGCACAAGTGTAGTTACGAACCGCGAAGAAGATGACTTTAATAGCGTGCGAAAAGCGCAAGTCGTATTGAGGATTGTAGTTTGCATTGTTAGCAAACTGTTGTAGCGGAGCAGTCTGTACTTGCTCAATGAGAATGTTACGAGGTGCACAAGCCATACGCTTACGTTCATCGTTCGAAACGATTGCGTAGTTAGCCCACGTCTGAACGTTGTTGTTAAGAGTAGGGTAGCCTCCAACAATATCACTTGCCAATGGTTGAACCGAAGGATTGGTTCCAGCGGCAGCCGCCACATTGTCCAAAACAAGAAGGAAGTTCGCTTGTTGGAAGGTGTAGGTAATGCGCATATCATTGTAAGGAAGGGCAGCCGTTGGAAGAGCAATACCGCTATCACGAGCAAAGAAGAACGGGAGAGGAAGATTGAGAGTAAATGCAGGGATGAGTTGAGTTGAATCGTGAGGACCAGTCAAATCATCGAAGTCTCCAATCATATTCTTGTAACCGTTGAGTTTTCCCGCAGGAGTAGTAAATGCAGCCCAGAAATCAAGATGATAGTTATCGAAACGAGCAGCTACCAAGTCATTAAATGTAATGGCGCACTCAACATTCAAGTTATGCATCAAATTACGAGTCCAACGGAGACGACCATTGACATTAAATTGGTTTCCATTAGATAGCTGAACAGCCGGAAGATTGACACGAAGCCAAGCTTGAAGAAGATAATCACCAGCACGAGAAATATTCACTGAGTGGTCTTGTCCAAAATCAGCTGTGCCGTTAGCACGAGACAGAACAACGGGAACCTGAGTAAACCACGTAGCTTTACGCGTTTCACGAACAAAGTAAGCCGTCGCAGACGAGCCACCATAAAGATACTTTTCGAGTTCATCGAAAGTAGCTAGATCAATAAATCCTGAAGTAATATTTGAAGTTGAAGCCATTTTTTATATAAAGCAAGAAAAAAAATAAAATTTTTTTTCTTGCTTTTTAAAGAAAACTTAAAAGAACCAAATAAAATAACAAATATGGCCTGCGGAGACTTGGATATTTTAAATATAGACCACAAAATTCGTACTGCATTTGAAGAACAGTCTAAACGATTACAATCGTTCAAATGCAAACTACAAGACCTTCAAATAACATCAAAAAATAAAAATATACAACTTCATATTCGAACCGACCTTGAAAAAAACATTACTGACCTTCAAGAAACTATCGAACGCATCGAAAGCAATAGGGATCTCAACTTTTACATCTCTGAATCAGCTCAACTTCTTGAAAATTACAAACATATGCTTAAAACACCTATTAAAATCTCCTTTACCGGTAAGAATAAACAAGAGGATAAAGACAAATCTATCATCATCAATAAATACATAGAAATAGCCCAGAAATACTTCAAAATTAACTCTAAACCTAAACTTAAAAAATTTAAAATGGTATGTGACAACTGTCCCAACAACAAAAACTTCATCATCGATGAAAACGCCTATATATGCATCGACTGTGGTTCCCAACAAGAAAAAATAGAATATACAACCTCTTACAAAGACGTTGACCGCGTTAACATCTCAACTAAATACACATACGACAGAAAAGTACATTTTCGAGACTGTATCAACCAATACCAAGGTAAACAAAACTGTACCATCGACCAAAAAGTATACAATGACTTAGAAGACATCTTTAACCGTCATCACCTACTTGTCGCTGATAACACTACCAAAAAAGAAATCAGATACTCAAAGATATCTAAAGAACACATTCTTATGTTCCTCAAAGAATTAGGATACTCTAAACACTACGAAAACGTCACACTCATACACTACAATTTAGCCGGCAAAAAACCCGATGATATTTCCCATCTTGAGGACAAACTTCTTGCTGACTTTGAAATACTCGTTGAAACATACGATAAGATATTTAAAAATAAAGTATCACGGGTCAACTTCATCTCAACCCAATACGTTCTTTACCAACTTCTCCAAAAATATCATCATCCCTGTAGAAAAGAAGACTTTGTCATCCTCAAAACAATGGACAGAAAGTCATTTCACGATACAATTTGCAGAGAATTATTCTCCGTTTTAGGGTGGAGTTTTATTCCAATTTACTAAAAATTTTTATAATCTATTAAATAAAAATATGAAGATGAATCCATTAGATTTATCTGTTATAGGATCAATGATGAAATACAAAAAAGAAAAAGAAAGTTACTCTAAAGAAGGTTTTCAACAAAACCAATCAAAAGCATATGCTGGCCTATCAGTTTTACTATTATTAATTATCCTCATCTTTGGTGTTTGGATATGGGCTATTATTGCACTTATTAATTACTGGAAACTAATTCCTACATGGGCTAAAATATTAGGTATTCTCGGCATTTTCCCTGTTATTCCATTTGGACCTATTCTAACCCTCGTAGTCGTATACGCTAGTAAAAATTAATTTTTAAATTGATTTTTTAAACTAAACCTAGTTTAAAAATAAAAATGAGCAAACTAATGGAACTTGTAGATGAAATTAAACAGAAAATTTCTGATAACGAATACAAACTTCTCGTCGAAGAAGTTGCTTATGAACAGAAACAGAAAATGAAACTTTCCAAAGTTCAAATTGCTATTCCTTGGATCATTAGAACATTTCTAGATCCAGATGGCGAGGATCCCTGTGAAAACTCTATCACAATTAAACACGAATTTATCACCTTGATTATCCCCACTAATTATCTATCTCATCATAATATAGATGTTTCTGACATCTACCCAATCGACGAACTATTTAACAACTCATTAAACTACGATACCAAGTCTTTTATCAACAACATTCAACTCATTAACATCAACTCCAACTCCATACACATACATAATAAAACATGTATCATCACTAATATTACAGAAATCACTCCTGGCCATACAAATAATGAATAAAGCAAATCTCTTTCTTTGTCCTACTGAGTTATCAACATCATTATATCTACTAGATATATATCTGGCTGCGCATGTATTAGTAATGGCAAATATCCTACTCCTCTAACTCTATACAAGTCCCTTTCAGCTGACGTCTTTAACCAATTTATACGGAAATTATAACTATCATCACTATCTTCTACCATACGTATCGGACAAAACATATTCATCATTCTATTAAGACTATTTTCAGGTCTATTTTCTACATTGCAACCTGGAAAATGGATTATAAAATCACCCCATGAATAATTATCCCAAAAAGAGTTAAACTCTTTTTGATTCTGCACCACAACTACCTTACTTTGACACCCATTCCAATTTACCCTATACAATAAATCCATACTACCCTGCTCCCTACATATCTCATTCCTATTCTTATTCACCTCCGTAAAATACTCGTAGACCCATTCCGTGTTTCTTACAAAAAACACACCATTATTAATCCACCCATGTCCTACTGTATACATTACATCTCTCGGGGTTTCTCCCTCAAGATATCTATCAATTAAACTCTCTAAGGTTATCTCATCATTCATTATAAATGTATCTGCATCTATCCACACCAGGAAATCATATTGACCGAGATATTTCTGCATTATCAGTATCTTAGACCATTCTACTTCCATCGAACTGTCATATACACTGGTGTCATCTATATAATCATAATTATACTTTTTACAATACTCTTTACGGCTTTCTATCCCATATTTGACTATATCCATGTATCTATCCCCAATTACAAAACTACACACCGCTATCTTCATTTACATATATTTTAAAATTCTTTTAAAACGATTTAGGGTTATAACCTACCGTTTTCTAAAATGACAGGGCACCATTTTAGAAAACGGTAGGTTATAACTTTTAGTTTTATAAAAATAATTTTTATAAAACTTTAGAATTTCCAACCTGGCGATCTGCAACTTTCCAACCTGGCGATCTG